GAATGTCTCTAGCAGTTGACATCATCAAGCAGGTGCGGGCAGGCGTTGCGCCTCCACCTGACCTAACCATTTCGGAGTGGTCGGACCAGTATAGGGTCCTGTCATCGGAGTCCTCCGCTGAGCCAGGCAGGTTTTCCATCGAGCGCACCCCATACATGCGCGAAATCTACGATTCTATCGATGACCCAAGCGTCCTGGAGACGTGGTTCATGAAGTCGGCACAGGTCGGTTACAGCGAGATGCTCAACAATGTGATCGGCGCGAGGGTTCACCTCTCGCCATGTCCCATCATGATGCTCCAACCGACCATCGACATGGCGAATGCCTATTCCAAGGATCGAATAAGTCCGATGTTCAGGGACACACCGGTCCTCAAGGGACTGGTGGACGAGAAGAGTCGGGACCGGAATTCAACCCTCCTTCACAAGATCTTCCCGGGTGGGCATCTCACCCTCGCAGGTGCCAATTCCCCTGCATCGTTGGCATCTCGACCTATCAAGGGAATCTTGATCGATGAACCCGATCGATACCCAGAATCAGCCGGCGAGGAGGGCGATCCGATCGGGATTTTGCGGAAACGGAGCACGACGTTCCACGATCGATTTTTCTTTGCCGGCGGAACCCCCACGGTCGTAGGGCGGAGTCGCATTGAGGCGGGCTACAATCGTGGGGACCGTCGGCTGTATCATGTCCCCTGTCCACACTGCGAGGAGTTGATTCCGCTCCTGTGGGAGCATCTCGAAACGGACGATGAATCCGATCACTGGGCGCAATACCGTTGCCAGGGGTGTAAGGAATGGATCGGGCATGAGCACAAGATGGGGATGCTTGCGGATTCAGCTATGGGAGGTCGAGCGAGGTGGGTGCCTACTCGGCCTGGTCGGAATGCTATCCGTTCTTATTCCGTATGGGAGATATACTCTCCATGGGTTGCCTGGGAGGAAATCTGTCTGGCGTTTGCGGAAGCAAAAGAACTTGGGCAGCAGGGCATGAAGGTGTTCTACAACACGTCCTTGGGGCGAACCTATGTGGAGACTGCGGACACCCCCGATGAGGCTCGCCTGCTTGAGCACAGGCGCCCCTACACACCCGACAACCTGCCGCCGGAGGTGCGGGGGGTCACGGCAGGTCTCGACACACAGGATGACCGTATCATCGCCGAGGTTGTCGGCTGGGGGCGCGGAGAGGAATCTTGGTCCATCGAGAAACGCATATTTTGGGGCGACCCAGAGGATCTCGACACACAGAAGGGGGTGGTGGCGTTTCTGAAGGGCTCGCGTTACCATCGCGAAGATGGAAGGGAATTTCCGATCGGTGCTGCTCTTATCGATTCAGGTGGTCACCGGAAGGATGCGGTCTATCGCATCACACGCATGCTGCGGCATCCCAGGATGCACCCGTGTAAAGGTTCCAATGTCGCCGGCAAACCCATTCTGGCAAGCCTGAGCGACCAGAAGAAAGAACGCGTAAAACTGGCTATGGTCGGGACAGATACTGCCAAAGAAGCGATCTACGCGCAGCTACGCAAGTCCGGTGACGGTCCCGGGAAATGTCATTTCCCCATGGACTATGACCTGGACTATTTCCGCGAGTTAACATCGGAAGAACTGGTCATCTCATATCGGCAGGGGCGCCCGACCCAAAAGTGGTCTGTCCGCAGCGATGAGGACCCTGTGACGGGTAAGGTCACTCAGCGTGAAAATCATTTCTTGGACTGTCGAGTCTACGCAAAGGCTGCATTGCGACTCATGCCGGTTTCGGTGTATTCCCTGCCTAAAGCGCGAAAACCAACGGAAAAACCCAAAAAACCTGCATCGAAGAGTCGAAAACCGACTCTTCCTCGTCGAAAAACGTGGATGGGTAAGACCTGGTAAAGAGCTTTCTATAGTTGGGGCATGGCGACTGCTACCCCAATTCCCGAATACATCTATGCGGGAGATTCGTTTGATTGGGAATTATCCTTGCCCGATTATCTCCCATCCGATGGATGGAGCGCAACCCTGGCGCTATCGCCAGAAGAGGGGAGCGCAACACCATTGATCGTTGGAGTCGCAGATGGTGATGTCTGGACGTTTTCAGCAACCGGTGCGGGGACCAGCAGTTACGATCTTGGTGGTTACAGGTGGGCAGTAAAGGTCAGCAAAGGCAGTGATCTGATTACGGCAGCAACAGGGAGGATAAAGGTTTTCTCGGATTCCTACACGACCCCTGCTCAAATCACCCAACTCCAGACCGATATCGCTGCGGTAGATGCCGCGATTCGGGCCGCAGTCACTGATAAAGAAGGTGTGCTCAAATACTCGTTCTCAACGACCGTGGGCACCCGGGAAGTTGAGTTTCGGCGATTACCGGAGCTGCACGCTCATCGAGCATGGCTCAAACGTCAATTGGACCAAACGAAAGGGCACCTGGGCTACGGCAGGCAAGGTGGGTGGAAGCAAATAGGAGTGAAGTTTCAATGAGCCGGCGGCATTACTACGACTACAAGACGGGCACCATCCACCGGACTAAACCTGGGCGACGGCACTACACCCTTGGTGGGTCCAGTGATTGGTTGGGTTGGGATGTGCAGGATGTCTCAGCCAATAATGCCATCTACGGTAACCTGGAAAAGATGCTGGCACGGGTGCGGGATCTTGAGCGGAATGATGCCTATGTGGGACAACATTTGCGCCTGTTGCAGGCTAATATCATCGGCTCGACGGGTTTTAAGTTCCGATGTAACCGCAAAATCAATGCTAGTGGTCGGAAAGACAAGACCTTTAACGATCGGGTGCAGATGCTTTGGCGAAATGCCGGCAAGCTGAAAAATTCACCCACGATGGATGGGCGCATGTCTCGAGTCGATATCGGGAACTTTTGGATTCGCCGACTGATCGTGGATGGCGAAGTGATCTGCGTGAAGGTCAAGGGCACTCGCGTCAATAAGTTCAGGTATGCTAAGAAATTCATTGATCCCAGTTTGCTCGATTGGCGGCTGAACGAGAAGGTGAGGGGCAGCGAAAATGTCATCAAGATGGGTGTCGAGGTTGATAACGACAATCGTCCGGTCGCCTACCATTTCCTCAAGCGTCATCGAAACGCGGCTTTCTTTGAGCATACCTCGCATCGTCCTGACGATTACGAACGCATTCCTGCCGACCAGGTCGAGCACTCGTATTTCGTTGAGCGACCTGGTCAGGTCCGAGGAGTTTCTTCGCTAGCTCCGGTGGGGGTGCGGGCTCGTCAGCTTGACAAATACGAAGAAGCACTCGTGACCGGTGCGCGAGTCGCAGCATCCAAGATGGCCTTTTACATCCCCTCTGAGGATTTCGATCCCGCGAATATCCCGGGCATGGATATAAGCGGAGAGATTAAGCAAGAGCTTGAACCGGGGACTATGGAGCTACTGCCAGAGGGAATCAAGGGAGTGGACTCCTTCGATCCCGGTTACCCCCCAAACAACCTTGAAGAATTCCATAAGGTCATGGTGCGCGGGATTGCCTCCGCGATGGGTGCGGACTACAACGTCATGGCAAACAACCTGAGTGACGTGAACTACTCGTCACTCAGGCAGATGGAACTAACGATGAGGACCATCTGGCGAGGACTGCAACGGTTTTACGTCGAACACCATGAGGAACCGGATTTCCTCGCATGGCTTGACGTGCAGATGATCAATCCAGATTCCCCCGCACTGGATGAGAACAAGGTGAGGGGATTGCTTGAGGAGGAGTGCTACAAGTTCCAGGGGAGGGGGTGGCACTGGATCGATCCGCAGAAGGAAGCGGCAGCAAACGAGACGGCATTGGCCAATAACCTGACATCTGAACCCCGCATCATCGAGGAGACGCTAGGGGAAGATTGGGAGGATATCCTCGAAGAACGCGAAGAATTCAAAGCTGTGGTGGAATCGAAGAATCTTGTAATTCAACAACTGACTGATGAATCAACCGACTCAACTACCGAGTAAAGGAGAGGCGACTTCCGAATGGAAAGCTCTCCTTTTTTCCTCTTTGGCCAATCTCCTGATCGGGGTGTTTGGGGGTGTCCTGGGGCAATGGGGGATTAACATTGACCCAGAGCTTCTCGTCGCAGCAATTATCGGGAACACTGTTACAACCGCATCCTACACGGGAGGTCGTTCCTATTTGAAGGCACGGGTGGCGGTACCACCGAATGGATGAGTGCTGAGCATATCGTCGCTATTATAGGGTCATTCATGGGATTCTGCGGCATTTGTGTGACTGCGGTTTTCTCATTCCT